AAATCCAGATGTGAATTTGCAACTTTTTTTATTTTTAAAATTCATAGAAAACTTTTTCAGTTTTTCAAAAAGTTTGAGAATCGACCGAGGATTTCCCTTTTCCCTAAAAATTTACTTCATTTCGAATGGATTCTTCACGTCTACGTTTCCGTTCCTCTGCAATGTTTCGTTTTGCTCTTTTTTTTTCCTTCTCGATATCATCACATACTTTTACTTGTTCTTCCTGTGTCTTTGCAACTTTGATTCTACGTTCCCATTCCTGACGGTATGCTTCATCTATCATACGGTTCTCCCTTGTTTCTGTCTTGATTTCCAGACTAAATAGGCTCTTTTTACAGACAATCTCGTTCAAATCGATAAAAGGAAGGGTAGCCATTACGTTGGTGTTCATTGCGGTTCCGAAAAGATTTTAACTTATCATAAATTGATTTTGTAAATCAATTTTTATATATTGGTATATAACAAATGGTCTACGCTCTCCAAAAAGTCCAGATACGTAACAACATCCCACTTGCAGAGGCAGAGAAACATTATAAGAATATTACCAAGAAGAAACCTCGTAAAGTCCGCGAGACCGAGAACTTTTACCAGTTCCGTTATTTACCACCGACAAAGTTCGAGAAACGATCATTCCGAACCAAAGTCGTCAACGATGACATTCATCTGATCTTTGGGAAACTGAAAGAGGAACACCGTCACTTGGAGGGAAGAGGTCTTTTCGATTATTTCACGAAAGGATACGATTATGTAGCCAATAAAGTGTCTGGAGCATTTGATTATGTCAAGAACAGTCTGAGTATTACTGACTTTTCCACCAAGACCAAAGCGAATCTAGACAAGTATGGTGATGAACCCATAACAGCCATTCAATTACGTCGTGTTCCCGTTGCCTATGCATTGGAACTTACACTTCAAGGTGTCTCTGGTGGTGAATGGGAACGACTGAAAGAACGAGAAGGATTCGATAAGTTTTTCCATCTGAGTATGGTTGTTACGTTACGTAGTGGGAAACGACTCGCAGTAGAGAAACTCGAAGTCGTTTCCGTGAATGAGAACATTGAAGTAGCCGACGGGATGGAAACCCAAGACGTTCCGATTCCTGCCGATCATCCAACCATTACGATCAACGGGATGTTTAGAAAGACACGAGAACGAGTCGGTGATACCAAGTTCTTTTCTTATTCTGCCTTGGGTCATAACAACTGTCAGGATTTTATGGATATGCTGTTAACTAGTGAGGGATTGTATCGTGAAGCCGAACGTCTCTTTGTTTATCAAGACATTTCTAGTTTAGCACGTGATTTGCCCGAACTAACCAAGGCATTCTCTCAAGGTGTGACGTATCTCGGTGCATTAGCGAATAAGTTTCTCGGGATTGGTGGGAATCGTGTTACATTGGATCATCTTACTGGTGGAAATCAGTCTGCTGGGTTTATTCGCGCTCTTATGGCTCGAGACAGTGCGAACCCAGCAGAACGCGATGCGTATGTCGCTGAAAAGACAGGCCAGACCAACGCTGAGAAGTTCAAGAAAGTGGACGAAGAGGGATTCAAAATGCAAGAGATGACCAAGACGACCCACGACGTTGCCCGTAAGAAGAAAGCACTTACGAGAGATGAACGAGTCAAACGATTCTATGATTATGTGATTGCAAATGCTCCCGCCCACCAACCCCAATCCGCCAACGGTGTCAATTATGCAAAGACATACGATCTCGACCGTCTGTATGACCAGTGGATAGAGAGCGAACGCGATCCCAGACAAGAACTCGCTAGACGATACGACACGATAGAGAAAGCGAATGGATTGGGAAAAGATCAAGCACGAGCCGTCTTTCGTCAACTGGGAGGTAATCCCCGTGTAGAAGGGAACCATAAGGCATACCGTCCAGCGAGAGAAGTTGCACAATTAATCGTTCAGTATGCAAATCGTATTTTAGGAAATTAATTAAAATGTTTCCATTATATAAAATGGAAACCGCTTATCAACGTGATCCGTATTACGCACAGTCCAATGATCCTCGTGACCTGTTTCGCGAACATTTCAACATTTCTCAAGAACGTCAACAAGACCGTTTGGCTGGTGGATCGTGGTCGCAACCCGTGTGGAATGGTTGGAAACCGATTATCGGCGCAGGTCGTGAGAATGTGTATCAACGATACGCCCAGGATGGAGACGCAGGATTCTTTCACTCCCGAGCGTTCGGTCGGGGAATGCCAATCGGTATGAATCCCGTTCCTCTTAACCACCTGGAAACCGAAGAGAATTACCAGATCTACGATGAACCTGAAGTATCTACTGCAGAACCCGTGGTCACTGAACCCAGTCCGATGCCCGAAGATAGCAATCTCGAACTACTGACCGAGTTCCACGCTGAACCCTACCAACACGCCATCCACGTTCCCCCTTACAGCCAGAACATCAATCAGGGGATGGGGAAAGCCGTGAAGAACGAGGACAATATATTGTTTGAAGAACCGTTTGAATACAAGGGGTCTCTTCATAAAAAGGGTGGAATGAAACGAAAAAAATAATATTGCTGTTATGTAATAAATATGGCGGACATACCCGACTCATTAAAAAAACGTAAGTTCGATGAAATGAACAACAGAATCCAAGATATTCTTGAACATTATATTGAAGAAGTCGATGCTAACGAAGATCTTGAAGGTGCAACAGGCGCAGAACGACAGGCTTATATTGATGGTTACGAGAATGGTCTGACTGGTAGAGAAATACATTCGAGAAGAGTGAGTGGTAAAATAGTAATACTCGATAATCAAGAAGAATTTTTTGATGAAGGTTTACAAGACGGGACAGAAAGAAGACAGAACCCGCGAAACAAGGCAGACAGGGAAATGTTAGAATTGCTAGGAATGGATCTGCATCTACCACGTCCTCGCCCATCTCCCCACCGTGGATTGATACCAGAAACCAGAGAGAGTAAGAACGAGAGGGAAGAACAAGCAAGACAGAGAGAAAGAGAGAGACAGACAAAGAACTCAGAATGGGTAGAAAATGTGTTAGAGAATCTCGATGCTCCAACACAAGCAGAATTAGACGGGACAGGAAAGTCTGGTGGTTCGGTCAATACCGATGAAGCGTATCTGATTGCTCTAGAGCATCTGGCACGACTTACGAATGAAGCCGATGAACTAGGCATAATCGGACAAGATATTATAGACTACGTGAATCAGTTATTACAAGATCCATCAATACAAGTTACCGTATCAGAGATAAATCAAGTTATTGCAATGCTACAAGAGAGAATCGAACAAGTAATTCCTCCACTACCATCAATGTCAGTGTTCAGTGGTTATGGAAGAAATCGTTTCCGTCCACCTCGCGAATTTTGAACACGAGAGCGTAGAAAAAAATAATATTGCTGTTATATAAATGGCTGATCAAATTCCTCCTTATAATGAATGGAAAAAGGGCCGAGTTATCGTGAAAAATGAGACCGATGAAGAAAGGGAAAAACGGCTCTACAAGGCTTACCAGAATGCACTTCGAACCCAAACAGAAGCACTGCGACAAGAGAGTAACCAGAGGGCAAGGGATAAAGATATAGCAGAAAGAAAACAAGCAGAGGAAGCAGTTCAACGCGCGAAAGAGATTCAACGAAAGATGGATGAGGATAATAAGGGTTGTATTGCGAGTGGAAAGCCACGAATGCACGGAGGAAATAAAGAGTTACTTCTGGAAATGTTTAGCAAGATGCTCGATATGTATGAACAGATGAAGAACAAAGGATACGATGACGAAGATGACTATATCGGAAACGCACTACAAGCAATGCTCGAGGAGATACAGAATGATGCGATTACGATAGAACAATTACGAAATGAGTATGATGAACTCAAATGGGCATACGAACATATCTGCCTCATAACGGGTGAAGAAAAGGAAGAAAAAGATGAGAAAGAAGAACCACCTGCCACGGGTGATGGCAGAAACCGTTTCCGTCCACATCGCGGATCTTAAAATCTTGCAGTTATATAAATGTATCACATCACCGACTATACGAAAAAGAGGGCAAAGGAAATCGGTGTAGAAGTAAGACCCAGCACTGATCCCAAGAAGAAAATCGATGTGTATAAAGACGGTGAGTTTATACACGCTGTAGGAGCCAGAGGCTACTCTGACTATCCGACATACATCAAAGAAAAGGGTCAGGCGTATGCTGACAAGCGTCGCAAATTGTATTATATTCGTCATCCAAAAGACTCACTAGGAGAATTACTTGCAAAATGGTTACTCTGGTAATTAATCTTGCTGTATATAAAATGTCAATCCCGCTCGACAAGAAACTCTATGCAAAAGCCAAACAGATTGCCGATCAAACGTATAAGAAACCCTCTGCCTACAAGTCTGGATTTATCGTCAAGACGTATAAGGATATGGGTGGCACCTACAAAGACACAGGAGAACGAAAAGGACTAGAGGAATGGTTCCAGTCTGAGTGGCGTGACATCGGTAACAAAGCCTATCCCGTGTATCGTCCCACGAAACGCGTCAGTAAGGACACTCCTCTAACTGTTTCTGAAATCGATCCTGAGAATCTCAAGAAGCAGATCGCTCTCAAGCAGAAAATAAAAGGAAAGAAGAATCTACCTCCGTTCCAACCGATTTAAATATAATCACAGATTTCTGGCTCGTTGGTCTCAGTCAGACGAAACGGTCTTGCACAACCCCATACCCTCTCTTCCTTAAGGAGTCGTTCACATTCTTCTTGGGGTGAATGGGGAGGAATGGGTTCGTTTGTGTCTTTATACACTGCGTGTCTGAAAATCCTGCAGTTTACTTCTTCAATCCAGACGAACAAGTGACAGTGTGGACAGATGACAGGAAACATCTTTACTATCATACAATAAAAAATATCCCGAAGGATATTTTTCGTTTTTTATGGGTTTTCTCTGTTTTTCTTTCTCCCGCACCTTTTTTATTTCTTCTTCAGTTTCGCCACCTTCTTCAACAACGCGAGGGGAACCTCGTCATCGTTCAGGACTGATTTCTTCATCGCTATTCGTTGTGCGACTTCCTTTTGTGAATCATAATCGTGTTCCACTCCCTTGCCGACGAAGAAGTCACGCAACATCTTTGCATCTGGGTTCATCTTGATCTCAAGGTGTTCTTTATACAATCGGATCGGAAACCACCCCGTGTAGTAAGTGGGTTCTTCATCTCCAGGCTTAACTCTGCGAAGGTAATGTCCGTGGATCGTAAAGTGTGCAAGGTAGGTTTCTCCTTTCTGTGTCATATACGTTTCAATCTTTGATTTGATGCCCATTGCCTCTGAGTTGACACGAACCATTTCGCTCAACGGTTTGTCCAACATATACGTCCAGAGTTCCTCTTCAGACATACGACCCTCTTTGACCATTCTGACGAGAAGACGTTGCGTGAAATCGATCTCTCGTTCCAGACTCGTTATGTCCCGTTTCTGGATTCCACAGAGTTTCAAGAGAGATGCCTCGCGACCAGTCCATTCGTCCTTGCGTTCTTGTTCCATTCGTTGTAGATACTCGTTGTATCCATCTTCATTTATTTCATTTTTTGGTTTCAATTTTTTTTTGATCAGATTTTTTCAGAGGGTCGAAATTACTTACCGCATACCTTTTTGTGTTCCTTCCAGTGGATTTTCTGGCATTCAGCCGAGCAATAGCGTTCGGTTTTGCATACCGAGCATTTCTTCATATAGCGTGCCTTGTAGTCGCAAGAGGGATTTCCACACGTCAGCAACTCTTGTTTCTCCATCGTGGCATCGAATGCTACATTGTTCATTCCAAGTCCTACGTATCCGAATGTATCCGAAGAGGGGACACCGCACTTGTTCTCCAGAGTCCATACGCACTGACACCACAATGCGAGTTTCTCTGGGTATTGTTTCCCCCACGCCTTGAACATTTTTTTGGAGGTGATTTTATCACCCTTTGTCGCGAGCAATTGATCATTCAACGCCCTCAACATACTTTCACAGTTGTTCTTGATGTCCTGGATCGTAGGTTCACCTGGCATACTTTTCTTCACGAATTCGTGAAGGTTTTCCATCATCACCGACATCGGTTCAAGCATTTTATTGGAGTCATAACTCAATGTCATAGGCGTTCCATCATAGAAGAACAGGTGAACCTCTGCATCAGGTGCAATCACAGTGCATCCGTTCTTAGTCATCTTTTCCATAATTGCAGTAGCCATCGTTGTAGATACTCGTTGTATCCATCTTCCATTCTTTCATTTTTTTGATTTCAATTTTTATTCTTGAAAAAATAGGGAAAAGGGAAATCCAGATGTGAATTTGCAACTTTTTTTATTTTTAAAATTCATAGAAAACTTTTTCAGTTTTTCAAAAAGTTTGAATATCGACCGAGGATTTCCCTTTTCCCTAAAAATTTCCCTAAGAATCTGATTTATAAAAATGAAATTTTTTTAAGAACCTGTGTATTATCATCTTGCAAATGATCCGAGTAACCAACACGACTGACTGTAAAGCGATCAAGATTATCACTCATTATATTATTGATGATAATGTTAACATAGACGCGGTAGGTGTCCCCCTCTCTCTTTTCGATCCAGGAAACAACTGGACGGTAGAGATGGACATCAAACCCCTTCGCGAGGTAAGAGATGTTTTCATTAAAATTAGACAGGAAGGCGAAGAGCGTTATGGAAAGAATGTAGAACCTTTTATGTTTCATCAAGGGGAGTTGTTCTATCGTGATTTCAAAACTATTAACAAACACAAGAAACAAAGAGAATACACCGAATCGGTATGTTCGAATATCGTTCTACAATGTCTCTTGTTTCACTGGTATGGTGAAGATTGTTGGGAAGCATTCAACGAGAAGAAAGACAGATTCGTAAAAGAAATAATTTTGAAACATCATCAAGAGATGGAGAAACGACGTGCCGAGGAAGAAGTAAAGGAAGAATTAAAATTGCAGAAAAACAGAGAGAAGCGGGAACGACAAAAGCAGAAGAAACGCGAAGAACTCGGTAAGGTGCGAACCTTTATCCGTATCAAGCGACCCCAGCCAGGTGTCGAATTTGCAGGTATCATCAAGGTATGGGATATCGTCTCATAATTTGATCATAAAAATGAAATCTATAAGTTAAAAAGATTGATATTAATATAATATCAAAAATGGATTATGATGAGTTTGAACGGGAATTGTATTATGAAATAGAGAATGCAATGTTCGAAAATGACATTCTTACTGAGGAGGAGTTCAACAAACATATCTATTGTATCGGGTTAGACGTAATCGTCAGTCTCCTGTCTATCTATGAAGAACACATAGAGAGATTCGTTTCGGGTTATTATGAAAGTATTCATAAAGAGAGAGAAAACCACGAAGGAACAGATAAAGATTTCCTTATCGATGCATTGCGAGAACATTTTATTTCTGGTATCACGTGGGAACGATACGCGGAACATTATAATTTAGGATACCTGTCGGAAAAAAATGAAAATCAGAACGAATTGCAGTAGAATCACTCATTACTCGATGCCGAGTTATACGATTGATGCCGAGAACGGAATGTGGATTTGTGCTTGTGGTCGAGAAGCAGAAGAAGAAACTGGATACTGTGAAAAATGCATACTGACCACGGTAGTATGTCATCACTGTGATAAACACACTCCTAAACGGGAAGACTTCCCTGAATGCGAAGAATGCGGTATGTATTTGGACTTGGTGTGTATCAAAGGTAAAATGGTATCACGGTATACGAAAACAGGTATGGATCGTATCGCACGACACGAAAAAGGTATGTAGTTAATCATTATCATCCACAGAAGACAACCAAATATCTTTCTCACACATTATCACATTCGGGTAATTTTTAAAGATCGTCGCCCAACGACTCTTTAAGCCTTTTATTTTCTTTGTCTGGTGTTTATCAATCCCTAAATATTCCTGAAGGAGATATTTAATACCCCGTGCCGTGCCTGAGTGTGGAAAGTAAGTAACTGAATGACATTCGTTGAGAACTCTTCGTGTATCCTTACCCGAAGTAGGTAAGTGATTCGTAATGATACAGGTAATCTTATAATGGCGACCTGTCTCTAGAATCTGATTCATAATGTTGTAGACTGCCTCTCTCTGCTTTTTATCTGAGATCACGTCGATATCATCCAACACGACACAACTATCCGCGAATTCACCGACTTCGATGGGATCTTTATAGATTGTATCATCAATCATAATGCGTTTCGGTTTCACTGCATCCAACGATTCATCTTCTTTAAGTGCCGAGAAGCAGTAGACTTCATTCTTGGGAAACATCTTTTTATAGTGCTTGATGTAGTTTGCTGTATAGGTAGATTTGCCAGACCCAGAAGCACCCGTGATGTATAAAATCTGTCGTTCTGTTTCGGGGTCGGGGATCTGTTGAAATTTACCGTCTTTTAACGAAAGAGCAGGAAACGGTTTGGTCACATCATCTTTCTCCTCGTGCAAGGAAGAAGACACCGAGATAATTTTATTATTATATGCTCCTCCATCTACTTTACAGAGAAATCTTCCCGTTCGATCAAAATTGAGACTCATTCCCTTTTATTACTAATTGGTAATAAAATAATATAGAAAATAAATTACGTATACTGCCCCGCGTATTCAAAAAAGTATTGCACTTGTCCCTGTGTTCTATCTATGGTTGTGTTTAGTGTCCAATAGAATGATCCTGCTAACAGAGGTGGTGTAAGTGATGGTGTGGGAACAATCAAACTACTCCCAGCACTTCCATTTACATTCGATGAAAAATATCCTGTCCCAGCGAATTGTAATGCGTATGGTTTACCTACATTCACAAACCGACAGACAAGATACGTTGTGGTGGTAGGATATACAGCAATTAATTGCGCATACGTGGGTAATGTGAATGTAATGATCTGTATTGCAGGATACGCTACTGAACTCGTGATAAGACTATTATTTAATTGGGCGGGAGTTAATGTATAAGTAGTCGGAACACCTGCAAGATCGATCACGGTAGGATTTGTGTTCGAATTGATTGTCACTGCTCCTGTCGATCCAGAGATTGTTACGTTCGTCCCTGCTACCAGGCTCGTCACACCCGTGTTGGTTAACGTAACGGCTCCTGTTCCACCCGATGCGGAGAGACCTGCTCCAGATGTAGCAATCGACGAAACACCTCCACTATTGATCCTGGATTCCAGATTGTTGATTTCTAACGGGACTGACCACGTATTTGCTCCAGCCGATGTCATTTAATTACATACAACAAAAAAAGATATTACACAAATCGATTTTCCAATTGTGTGACCCGTTCTCGCAACTTCTTCATTTCTTCCACCATAAATATGATAATCGCATTGTAATCAATTGCAATGGGTTTTCCATCTTCTTGACTGTGGGAAGCAAAACGAGGGTGCAATTCATCTACTTCTTCTGCGATATACCCAAGACAATTACCACCTTCGGGGTCGGCATTGTAAAAATAAGTCTTTGGAGAGAGTCCATATACGACAGAGGTGTCCTCTTTGAAATCTTCAATCGTGTTCTTTACCGTCCTACTTGATGTTAAACCAGAAAACTCATAGGTGGTTGTATTGTAATACGCAACGACGGCACCAGTAGAAGCAAGTTGTCGCACGGGACGAACATAAAACCCTGCTTGAGACGGATTGACTGCTACACCACTCGCATTCAGAACGGTAGAGTTCGCTACTTGTGATGCTTGACCCGCAGATGCCCCAATCGCAATCGCATTCGCTCCTTGTGCGGTTGTTTGTCCTTGTCCCGCACCGGTTCCAATCGCAATCGCATTGCTTCCTTGACTGACATTACCAGCAGAATTTCCAATCGCAACCGCACTCGTTCCTTGACTGGTTTGTCCCGCCAGTCTTCCAACTGCTACTGCGTTTGCTCCTTGTGATGCGACACCCGATAAATACCCCACCGCAGTTGCTTGACTCCCTTGTGCGCTTGTAGTTCCAAGACCCGCTGAATACCCAATCGCAACCGCCCCCGCACTCTGACTCAATTGACCCGCAAGATTTCCAATTGCAACACAATTCGCACCCTGTGTATCACTTCCAGCACTCGCACCAATCGCCACACAGTTTGTCCCTTGATTGGTTTGACCTGATGAAATACCCACCGCAACACCATTTTCTCCTTGTCCCGTATTACCCGCCAGATTTCCAACCGCAATCGCACTCGTTCCTTGTGTCGTTCTACCCGCTTCTAATCCTATAGCAACCGCATTTGCTAATTGACCCGAATCTCCCGCAAACTTACCAATCCCGATTGCTGTTACTCCTTGATTAGAATTACCCGCTCCAATACCAATTGCGATTGCTTGTGTTCCTTGTGTCGTTGTTCCAGCAGAAGAACCAATCGCAACACACTGTATTCCTTGTGTATTATAACCCGCTTGATAACCAATCGCAACCGCTTTAACTGATTGTGACGTTCTACCCGCACTGTCTCCAATCGCAACCGCTGATAAACCTTGTGTAGTTTTTCCCGCATTGTCTCCAATCGCAACGGAATAATTCGCTTGACTTGAATTACCCGCCAAATATCCTACCGCAACTGCATTCGTTCCTTGTGATGAATTACCAGCACTAGTTCCTACTGCCGTTGAATATCCCCCTTGAGAAAATTGTCCCGCACTAGTTCCAACCGCCACTGATTGACCCGATTGTAGCGAGTTCCCTGCATTGTATCCAATTGCTACAGATTGTGTGTTTTGAGTGTCATTTCCTGCTCCACTCCCTAATGCAACAGATTGCGAACCTTGATTCGTCTGTCCCGCCGTGTATCCAACCGCCACCGAGTCTGCTCCTTGCGTAGCATTCCCAGCAAAACAACCCACTGCTGTATTTCTACCTCCTTGTGTGGTTTGTCCCGCAAACGCACCCACCGCAACACAAGCATTGCCCTGTGTCGTTTGACCCGCTTGATGACCAACTGCTACACAACTACTTCCTTGTGTCGTCCCACCCGCACTATTTCCAACCGCAACAGACTGAATATTTTGAGTGTTATTTCCAGCAGAATTACCAATCGCAACTGAACCAGCACCTTGTGAAGTCGCTCCAGCATTATTACCAATCGCCACACAAGTGCTTCCTTGTGTATTGTTTCCCGCAGTATTTCCAATCGCCACCGCATTATTTCCTTGTGAAGTTGCCCCAGCACTTACACCCACTGCTACTTTACCGTTTCCACCTACACCGTCCAGTTTCACCGTTTGACCGACTACCATTTCACTCGTGTTTGGATTGTAGGTAAATGGATTCGTTGTAGCATCTATATTAAGTGTTTGACCCGAACCACTCGCCGATACAAAGGTGGGGTAATAAGTTCCCGCCGTGTTTGTGTCTGTGATACTGACAGTGGTTGCAGTGGTAGAAGGAGTCGTCCAAGTAGGAGCAAGGGTTGTTCCCGCAGAAGTAAGGACTTGTCCCGCACTTCCATTTGCGAGAAGTGCCGTTGTTCCCGCAGAGGATTGGTAAGGGACTGAACCACCCGCACCACCAGCAATGTTGGTTGCGGTAGTTGCCGTATTGGCATTACCCGTCAAAGCACCACTAAAAGTAGTTGCCGTTAGAACACTTGTGCTGGGATTATACGTGAGTGGAGTGGTTGTATCATCTTGAAAGAGTGGTTTATTACCGGTTCCACTCGTTTTCGAAAAGGGAATGTAATATGTTCCAGAGGTATTATCACTCGTAATCCCAACATTTGTTGCATTGGTAGCCGTTCCACTAAACGTCGTAGCAGTAATCGTTCCACCGTTCGTAATGTTGTTGCTGTTGAGATTGATGGTTCCACCCGCAGTGAACGCGTTAATCTGTAGCGTTCCAGAACCACTCTGTTGAATGATGTTTGTTCCAGACCCCGTCAGACTCAGATTACCAGAATATGACAACCCACCAGAACCGAACTGGGCGATACTCGGTAAGAAGGAATGCACGTCCCACGTTCCGTTTGCGGTCGAATTGTTGGTCAGAATCGCCTCACAGTTTGCTCCCGCCAACAGATTGTAGAGGACGGTTGCTCCATTATTTTCTACATTTGTAATTTGAGTGCTATTGTTATTAACATAAAAGATAGTTCCCACTGATAAAGTTGTCGCGTTAGGAAGTCGCACTACTTGTGTTGACGTTCCCGTGATGATTTGATAGGGAGCAGACGCAACCGTTAAGATGATAGGCGAAGCAGAAGATACAGTAGTTGTAGTGGATAAGGAAATATTATTCGCTACGATATTCTGGTTCGCATCACGCAAGACGACCGAGTTTGCCCCTGAAGAAGCAACGACACCCGTTCCACCATTTGCTACATTGAGAGTCCCCGCAACAACGATTGCTCCAGTTGTTGCTGTAGCAGGAGTCAATCCCGTTGTTCCAAAGGATAGAGAGGACACCTTTGCTGGAATCGCTGTAATTTCTTGTTGAACGAACGCAGTAGAAGCAATTTGAGTGGTATTCGTCGTAGTTGGTGCCGTTGGAGCAGTAGGAACACCCGTTAGTGCTGGATTAGCAGATAGAACATTTGAACCCGTTCCTGTTGAAGTTGTCACTCCCGTTCCACCATTCGCTACTGCGAGAGTCCCCGCTAATACGACCGCTCCAGATGTTGCAGTGTTAGGAGTAAGTCCCGTTGTTCCCGCACTAAATGACGTTACACCAGCGGAAATTGCACCAATCGCACTCTGAACAAATGCCGTGGTAGCCACCTGTGTATCATTGGTAGAGCCAGGAGTCACCGTGGGGGCAGTGATTTGGTATCCAGACCCCACGGTTCCCAGTTGAACACCCGAACCGTTTACACTAAGTAAGGGCGTTAGATCGGTGTTTTCGATAAGATATTGTTGTCCACTACCAAGGACGATACTAGGTGTTCCTGCGGGAGGTGCTGACAGACCAGAAATAGCGAAATTGTTACCAAGCAGATTGGTAGTTAGTGGATTTGTCACGAATCCACTCGACTGGGACTGTATGTTGTTCAATTCCAATGCAGTTCGCCACGAATTTGCCCCATTATTGAGATTGGGATGTTGTCGCGACATATTTATATTACACAATAAAATAAAATAGTTGGAATAATTAAATGGATGTGGGTCAAACAATTGCGACACCGATGAGTGATGCAGACATTAAAGAATACCTACCAGGCGCTCGTATCCTCAAATACAGCGAATTACGTAAATATCCAACACTAGCCGATATGCTCCCTACCCCTCTCTCGTATGTGATCATTCTGTATGAAGATTCACCCAACAAAGGTCATTGGGTTTGTGTAAGCAAACGTGATAAAAAAACAGTCGAGTATTTCGACAGTTACGGAGGGAAACCCGATGCACCGCTCAAATGGACTCCGAAAGATCGTCGTATCGGGATGGGAGAAGGCGATCCTTATCTCGGTATTATGTTTGATAAATGCCCAGAGAAGGTCGTGTATAACAAGATTCACTATCAGAACGAAGGCCAAGGAATCAACGATTGCGGTCGTTGGTGTTGTTTGCGGGTGATTACGATGAAAAAAGGTATGAACCTGAACCAGTTTTACAATTATGTCCACGATCAAGCCAAACAGTTGCACACCGACAAACTCGACGTGGTTGTTGCGAAATTAATTCCATAATCTTTTAGTAGATACTAAAAGATGCCGAAGAAAAAGACAGAGAAACCCATCAAAGAACCCAAAGAGAAACCCAAACTCGTGATCGAAGTCACCCCTGTTGTCTTGACATTCGATTAATCATCTTCATCTTCAACTAATTTCTTTCTGAGATATACCTTATGACCATTGGACGAATCTTCCTTGATAAATACCTTTGCTTGTTTCAAGCAATCCGTGAATCTTTTGATTTTCATCGTTTCATCTACCGTTAGTTTGAACTGCTTTAGCAACTCACCCGCGAGTAAGAAGTCCTTCTTGTTCGCCACGGGATCGACCCGTTCATACCCACGCAACCAATCTTGTAACGGGTTATTATCCAATACATAACTCTCTTTTTTACGTTTCATTTCATCTGTCGCAAAGAACACGCCGTTGTTCTTTCGCCAGTGATCTAGCATCAAGTAAAGCAACCCATACTGGAGATCTTTATCCTGTTTGAGTTTCTTACCCATATCTTCGTCTTTGAGACGAAAGAGGAAGGGTTCATCGTGTTTCTTCTGGAGGAATGCAATGTTGGACTTTCGCAATTCCATCTCATTTTTATCTTTTGATTCAGCCATTTCGGTCAACTCTCTGATCTCCTCGCAAAGATCCTTACGAACGGTATCGTATTTCTTCTGTTCTTCGGCTAGTTCTTCCGCGCTCTTGAAGATATACGGATACGTGATACATTCCAGACGACGTTCAATCGCCTTGTCGCTCTTGCTCAATTTCGGTGGATCGTTACACAACAAGTGAATCGTAAAGGAAATCAAGAGTTCGAAAGAAGACTTGTTGAGATCGCGAGTCTTTACCGTCTCTTCACCCGTCAATTCCTTGACTTTGGCAATCTTGAGGGTGGGTGCTTCCTTACTGTCTTCAGGTTCATTGCTCTGGGCATACCGTTTTCCTCGACTTTGGGCAAGATCCGAGTTCGCTACGTTACGACCACTTGCATTTTGTGTCAATTGTTCAATCGGAAAGGTCATTGCATAGTCGCCGAGTGTCCAGTAGATCAGTTTACCGATAAGAGATTTCCCGTTACTGCCTGATCCCGTGTGGATAAAGAACCGTTGATTCTTGTTGGTGCCGTAGGTAGCAGTAGAGATACACGACATATACGAATCGAACGATTTCTCGCTCTGGATCGTCAGAATAAAGTCCTTTGCTCGTTGGATGTGTTCCTCTATCCGCGGAGGCATCGGATATCCACACGTAGAGAGAATCTTGTGAGTCTGTTTAACGTCAAAGGATTCACCTGTTGTCATACTGATTGCTTTCTGGTCGCTAAAGCAGAACCAGTCAGGATACGCATCGAATTCACTCATAATCTTGTCATTGCGAAAGAGACTCTGACTGGTTTTTACGCATTTACTACAGAAGGATTGATCTGCAAGTTTGGACGATTCTTTGATCAGGAACTTTTTCATCTTTTTCGCCGTGTCTTCATCTTCATCGGGTCGAGGTTTTACCGAGTGAACCCATTTACTAAATCGATCCCCTATGAATTTCATCAAGGGATACACGATGCTATTGTCATCACCAAATTCCCATCCTTTTGTAGGAGAGTAATGCAACCATTCCTTTCCTACATAGTATAGATTATCCTTGTAGTAATGGAAGAAGACTTCGGCTACCGTCTTCTGTGTTAGTGTAGCATACGTGTTGATCCCACTCGTCATCATCTTGATCATCTTGTCCGTTTTGGGGCAGAACATCTCACGCCAGTTGATTCCATCTTCTTCACACCACGTCTGAAGGGTTTTGAATCCAGGAGCGAATTCAAAGTTCTCCTTGAGAGAATACCACGTGGTGTTACAGTCCTCTTCATTGAAATATTTGTATCCCGAATCCTTGGAAATCGTTAGGAAATCTTCGCGCTTGAGACCATTCCCACGCATCATTCCTGCAAGTTTCAACCACACGGCTCGGTCTTGGAACCGTTCCTTCTTGATCACCTCCAGATACCGCATCAAATTGTTCTTGCGATCGGCATCAATCTCTTTAGGTTCTTTTTCCTCTTCTTCTTCGACGATCACGTTGCGTGGAGCAGGTTCAGGTTCAGGTTCAACGACCACCTTACAGTCGCACCCACCTTCTTGCAATTTATGTTGGACACAGACTGGTGCGAGGAGGAAACTAGTGAGAGAATTGTTTCCGTGGATCCGAGGGATGTGTGGGTTCAGTTTGGATTTATCAGGTTCTTGCATATTTTCATAGATTCCATAGGGGAGTCTCATCTTGCGATTCTTGGCATAAACGTTCTTATCCACTCGTTTGTGCAAGACAATCAGATACTCACCGAGTAACCACTGTAGAATGTCTTGACGGGGAACCTTCCCTTCACGTTTGATGTAAATCTTCTGGAAGACAACGTGGAAACTAAAGTTGTCGTCAGTGGTTCCATCCGTGAAGACGAATTCATTGTCCTTGTGCGACTGAATCTGGCGGAGATGAGCCGTGAATTTACTGTAAAGGACGGGGTCAGTAATGTAACCGTCTTTCGCCTTCCAGTCAATATCATAGAACAGTTTCGTGTGATCGCCGAGGATTTCGAACGGAAACGCTTCGCATATGTCTTTCGTCAATTGCTTGACTTCAATTTCCGTCTCATTGTGTTTGTAATCTCGTCGGAGACGAGCAGTCTGGGTGGGGATTTCAATCGATACCATCTTATTATATATAGACAAGATTTTTTTAAATTATTATTTAATCGCAGTTTCTGTAATCGTTTCTGCAACTCTTACTCTAAACTTTTAACGTTTCATTTTTATAAAATCAATTTTTAAGAATCAATTTTATGAAAATCTGATTTTATACCGTAGGGTTTTCATTAAGTTATTGAGAGGACACCTCCTAGAATCAAAATCTGGGTCTAATTTTTAGGGAAAAGGGAAATCTATGTGTCGTTTCACAACTTTTTTTATTTTTGAAATTTATAAAAAAGTTTTTCAGTTTTTAAAAAAGTTTGAGAATCGACTGAAGATTTCCCTTTTCCCTAAAAATTTCCCTAAGAATTTGATTCTATAGAATGATACATTTAACTTAATGACTTACGGCGGAAACGAAATCTGATTTTTGCGTTTAAATAAATAATTTAAATAATCATCTCTATATATAATATAAAATGACCGAGGCTACGATTACTCGACTTCCAGAGGATACCTCCTTCAAACACTTGACGTATGCAAAGCGATACAAGAAGGGATTGTCTCTGGAGGAACGTGAGGAACACCGAAAAGAACAATTACGTAATGCCCAACGCAAGTATCGAGAAACCCACGGACTGGTGAAACCTGTAGTTTCCGAGGAGGAGAAACTCAGAATCAAGAAACAGAAAGCACACGAACGTTACCTAAAGAGAAAACAAGCGAAGGCTGGAGAACCTAAAGAGAAAGTCCCCGAATCGTATACGGTAACGTATCAGCGCCAGTATCACAAGGATTACTACCAGAAAAACAGGGAGAAACTACTGACTCGCTGTAAAGAGTATTACCATAAGAAACGTGAAGAAACGAAAACAGATTAATTTGTGTAAAATGTAAATTATTTATTATATTGCTATATAACAAATGATTGACTATATCTTGTTCGAAAAGAAACCCGAAGGAGACAATCCTGTCTGGGACAAGGAACACGCGATCTGGTTCTGTAAGGAACAAAACGTGACGGTGCTGGATGTCACCGAAGAACTGCAGTTTATTATCGTCAAGACGGGAGAACCAGAAGAAGGGCAATCCTTTCGTCTACTGGAAATCACTCCGACCATCACCTTTCTTCTTAAAGACGACCCGAGTCTGGACGAGTTTATGGAAGTCGAAACCGTTCAGAATGCTACCCGTCGATACGAACCGATAGAAGAGAAGGCGTAAAAAAGGACTTAAAGGAATTTTTTTGCGGTGTTGTTCAAGATTCGTGATTTGTCTTTGATGAATTGTTCGATCTTTTCGTCATTCTCGGGGAGATGCATATCTTTGAGTGCTACCACAATTTTCTTGGCGAGGGTATGGTCTTGATAGGATGCGAGGACTTTGCTCATTGCTTCTAATCGACTGATCAATTGATATTCTTTTCCCAAGTCGCTGTTGAATAGTTTCGAGAGTCTGAGCATTTCTGGCTTGTTGCCTTCTGCCTTGTAGCGATTAAACATTCGTTTGAGAATCTTATACCATTTCTTTTCTTTCTTCAGTTCCGTAATGTCATCGTCTAGAGATTTGATGTAATCTTCTGTAGAGGGTGTGGTCTGAGTCAGACTATAAATGCAGGATACCTCTGTGAAATATCCGTCAATCCGTGCAACCAGATCGATCTTGACAAAGTCTAGACGATCCCATAATTTCATAAACTCAGATTCGTTCAACTCAGATTTGGGATAAACTCTGACTTTCTTTCCTGCCTTGGTTTGCAATTTCAATTCTAGAAACCAGTAATCGTCTGCCTTGTCAATCTGTTTCAACAACTCAGACAAGAAATGAAAGAACTCAGACTTGTCTGGACGTTCTAGAACGCAGAACAGATCGTAATCCGAAAAGTATTGTTGAGATGTGAGCGAACTACTACCTTTCAATTCTAGTTTATTGTTCTTGAACGTGAGCAGTTTGATGAGTTTCTTAAGTTCGTCATTGTATTCTCTGGGCGGTTTTCGTTCTGTAACTTCCATTTTATATTAGACAATATAAAATATTTTCCTGATTTTTACCGTGCAGGTTTCATCATATAACTATCATTACGACGATCGTCAAAATTGAGAGGATCTTCGTCGGATTCACTTGAACTTGAACCAGAATCAGATGTTTCGTTGTCACTATAACCGTAGTTCTTACGCAGTGTGGCCATACCACGAGTATCGATTGACTTACCTTTTGCTGGTTTGCCTTCCCCTCGAATAACAAGTGATAAATCTGTCTTGTTGAGAGGTTGTCTTTTGGCACCTTGTGCTAGATTATTTGCTATTCGTAAAACATCTGCTTCATCTTCTAATTGTGCTTCATTCAACGCGAAATCTAGTTCGTTCTGTGCATCTCGTTGTTCGTTTGTAAGAAGATCCCTGGTCATTTTCATTCTGCGTAGTCGTTTCTGAATAGCATCTATTTCACTCCTTTTCTCTGTGATTGCCTGTTGTCTTTCTGACTGGCTCAATCCTTGTTTTTCTCTCATTTCTCTGACAAACGCATTATGTTGACGGATTTGATCATACCTTAAGTATGCTTGTTCCCATCCAGCATACGCTTCATCATACTCGTTCTTTGCATCGTTGTATTCGTTAAGACTAGGAAAGTCAATTATTCTTGGTGCTACTGGTTCAACTGGTTCTTCTACTTCGTCTATCTCATCTAATCCTTTCTCTTCTAATGGTTCTGTCTCCAATACACGAAGTTCTTCTACCAATTGGTCGAGGGAGAGTTCTGCTTGAAGGATTTGCGTTGCATTCTTTCTGACATTTCTTGAAATTTGCTCTAGTGGTGCTAACAAGGTTTGTGCTTCGGTCTTACGCTTACTGACCGATGGATGAAAATCAGTTCGAATCTTGTTCATCATTCTACTTAGTTCGTCTTGGGAAATGGAACTAGCAACCCTGTAATATGATTTCGGAAATTCGACACCCAACTCTTCTCCCAACGCATCCAATCGCAGTTTGTAATCAGTCAAGCCAATAGGAATATTTCGGATGGAGGATTTTCCAAAGACACCACGAGGAGCCACTTCTTGTAATATTCTCACACGATCCCTGGATAGGGTATCAAAGATATTCTTATACGCGCTGTCCATTAGTTCCACTGATAACAATTCGAGATTACCCGATTCTACCTGTTGTTTGACCAATTGATAAACACTTAGTGTGCGAAGATAGTCTAAAATCACAAGAACGTTTTCGTGAATCAACCGAGGATTGAGTGGTTGGCCTTTTTCTTCTGCTTCAATTTCACGTGCAGATTTACGACCTCTACGAGGCTGATCGGTTACGAATGGTTGTTGAAAGATGTATTCGACTGCTTCTCTCAATCCATAACACATTGCATCCAGATTGGGAGCCAGATCTTGAATCTTGACCTTGATAATGTTCTGGGAATCACGACTCAGACCGATTTCCTTGTAGGAACGAACGATACTGTTCCAGAGAGGAACGAGATCACCCGTGTTGATAGTGGATTGAAAGGATTGAGTCAGACTCTGCTTTTCGCTTCCCACGACGTTACCTTGTTCGAGATTCTGGACGACGAACTCTAATGCTCCTAGTTTCTGTTCGAGGGTTCGGTTGAGTGATTCAATTGCTTTATCGGTTGTGACTTCAGCCACCATATCACGTTGCACTTTTGGTTTGAGTGTCTCGGGAAATGCCTGGACTTGTTTGCGAGTCAACCCGTTAATTTGCGAGTGAAGATTCTTAAACACATCGAGGATTTCCATATTCTCCTTCTGACGTAATGAATCCATTTTAGTATATATGAACAAAATAAAATTTAATTTGATTTTATGGCTTGTAAAGATTATGCTCCTTGACATATTTAGAGGCGTCGATCATCTTCATTCCCTTTTCTTTCATAATACGTTTCACAATCTCTGCGCGTTTCTTACGACCGTCACCAGCACCGACTTTGCCCTTTCCTTTCTTTTCTTGTTCTTTTACTTGTTCTTCTGTTTTTCCACCGTGACGGTTTAGGATCGTGTGAGGTCGTTCTGCATTGGCTTTTTCTGTCATTTCTTTTACAAGTTTACTCTCTACAATTCGCTTGATTTCTGCCTTTGCCTCTTTGTCTGACTTTGGTTTTGAACCGCCGTAAGAACCTCGCAACTGTGCGGTAGGAGGAACCCCGTTAGAGAGAACAGGCGTGGGCATAGCGAGTAAATCGTGTTGTTTATCACCGACCATTTCTTTCTTGGCACCGCCTACCTTCTTCGGGCGACCACGTCCACGTCCTGCAATTCGTTCTGAGTTACCTTGAACGGGATAAGGATCGGGATTACCGAGAATGGCTCCTCCTGACATTCCGCATCCCTTGCATTTCTTGTCTCCACAGGCACAACATACCTTCTTGGGACGACCCGCTTTCTTCTTGCCGTGTCCAAGAACTTCAAGAACGGGTTTGGCAATCTTGGCAAAAGGGGAGACCACCATATTGAATCCCTGTGCTATTCCATCCGTAAAATCATCCCAGAAATTACCGCCTTCCATACATTTGGCTCCCCCTTTCAATGCAATTTTTCCCATCATTTTCCCCAATTCTTTGGCAGATTTCTTTGAGAGATCGTGACCAGCACCTCGGTATTCATCATCGTCGCATTCTGCAAAATCACCGTGACGATGACCACCAGACATTCCTGTTCCCTTTTCGAATACACCTTCTGCTTTTCCCATTCCTAATTGTGAACCATCTCCGCGATCCACAAAGGTTCCTTTAGCGAATCCATTACCGCCTTTCATTTCTTCGGCATCGTTTCCGTAGTAATAAACGGGAGGAAGTGAACTGGCGACATTATTATTAACGATATTGTCTTCACCGTCGCGTTTGGATGCATTCCCCATTTGGAAGAGAACACCTGCGCTTGAACCGCCTTCTAATGCGAAAGGGTTACCACGACCGTCGACGGGAGAATAGGCATAGAGATGAGCATATCGCTCGTTGATTCCGTCCATAACATTTGCGATAGCGCGATTGTATGGGTTATTGTATGGCATCTTTATCTATATCACATAAAATAATAATTTATTATTTTATCAAATATATCGGGAGGAATATTTTAACAAGGCAAGACAGTCAAGTATTGGGAACTACCTACTTCGTTAGAGTAGTAAACAGCATAGACGGAAGTATCAGTAGCCGATGAAGATGTAATCGTGAGGACGGGTGCGTTAGAACTAACGGACGAGACTACATAGGGTTGACCAGTAGTGCCACCAGCGGTTACTCGGACAACACCGAGAATACGTGAGACACCAGGATAGAAATTTCGGAGTGTTCCAGCACCTGCGCTGGATGAAGTGATCGTGCCTGTGACCATTGCAAGGAACTGATAAGAGTAGATGGGGGAAGTGTTTTTTCCGAGTTCGAGATTGCTCATCTTTATATTGTATAGAGATAAAAAATAGAAGTGATTTTTTTTTATTTTATTCCGTATTCTTTTCATTTCATCAAGCGATCGGCGAGTTTCATTCTAGCACCGCCTGAAGAACTACCTCCCGTTGTTCCGTAACCCATTGCTCCCATTGCGGAGTGTGCTAGTTTGGCCATCGGGTGATCCATCTTACCGAGTTCCTCCTTGCCGTGCTTGAGCAAATGGGGGAGCATCTTACCTGCAACCGTCTTGAGTGAATCAAGAAACCCGCCACCAACCATTCGCTTAACTGAGGATTGGAAGACGGGTTGTTGCGCACTGGCTTCCAAGACATCAGCCTTAGTCAATATACCAGTGTAAGTGCTGGAGGTTCCGCGTTCGTTTACGAACAACCCTGAATTTACACAGATAAGGACAATCTCGGGAGTAATCGCGTAAGGGAACTGGTTAAAGGCTCGGATGTTCAACTGTAGGTTAAAGTTGCCCAAGGAACCACTGGCGTAGTAGTCCTCAGTTAATTGGATGTCCTTGCCGAACTCGAGAATCAACAGAGAACCAGAAGTAGGCAATTTCTTACCGCAACCAGAGACCGAGTCGGGGACGTTGCAGAGACCAGAGAATTCCAACCACGATTGGTTTGAGCCGTTCTCCACAGAGTAACGCCACAAGTCCTGGGGAGTAGCACTGGCGAGGATACCAGATTGGTTATTAAAGTTGATCGAAATACCGTCGATACCCAAAAATGCATCGGGGTTACCAGCATTGCAATTGGCGAGAGGGTTACGCAATTGGACAATAATCTTATCCGGAATCTGATTCAATTGGAGGGAGGAAGTGGATACCGTTTGAATAGCAGGACGATTGGGGAACGCGGTAGAAAGCGTGTAGGCAGAAAACAAAGGGAGACCCTGGGTGATATAACGGGGCATTTCGTAATACGGAACAGCGTTTCTGGCGGGGAACAAATCAGAGGGATGAGGGGTTAAGAAGTTAAAGATCAGTCTGGAGTTTGAGACACTAAATGTAGAAATAGCGCTAATGTATTGATTACCAGCAGTGTTTGGAGCAGAGGCTGGAGCGGTCAAGTTTGCAGAACGCCAGACACGAGAAGCGTCACCCAAGTTAAACACAAAGTTCATATTCTGGACACCATAGAAGCCTTGGTTGTTCGACTTAGGATCTGCAAAAATGAATGGAGATAAGAGTAATGGCTCTGAAACAGTAAACTGAACGTAGATGTCGCCCGTATACCCAGCGGTAGGGGCAACAAGGGGTGATGGCAAAGCACCAGACACGGGAGCAGACGTCGTAATGCCATCCAATACCCACGAACCACGAGGAACCAAATCGTTGTCGGCAGAGTTCGCCCAAGAACCGAGAGAGTTCAAGAGAGCGCCAACGCCATCGGGATACGAAGCGAGTAAATCAGGCATTACTGTCGTCATACCGTTGTAGCGTTCCAATTCACGGCGGTCGTGGAAACGGAGAATAGAACTGAGGACGTCCCTGATGTTGATTGAGACACTGTTGTTGTTGATGGTGGCTGTCATAACCGTAGCAAGTTGGTGAAGGGGGAAAGGGGCGAGAGAATCGGTAATACCGTAATTGATGGGCAATTGACCAAGAGGGGTGTTTGCACACGTAAGTTTGAGAATAACTGTGGAAGTCCACAAGACACGGCGATCGATCAACGTTTGCTCAGAAGGCACCTGGATGTTGAACGTAACCGTTGAGGGCGTTTCTGAGATTGCCTTGAACTGGGCTGAGGTCATATTCTGGCCACCTTTGTGCACTGCGTATGAGACAGCGTCGGTTACATTCAACCGATCATCTTTCACGAGAACCTTGACGAAATCTTGACTCATCTTTTATTATAGGTAGACATAATAAAAAAATTTTTTTTTCACAAAACCGTTCTTCCAGAAAACTTATTGATCTTCGATATTCACGTCGTTGTAATCCTTACGACGGAACATTAATTTCAACGATCCAGAGCAACCCGAAGCGAGGTAGAAAGGATGAAGCAACCCGTATTGATCCTTCCAGTAGACTTGGATATCCACTTGATTGGCTGGAGACTCGCCATACAGGTCTACCAAACGATACTCGCCACTCGGCGTGTAGGAGATGTCGGGAACGTAGGTATTCGTTGCAGAAAAGGGGACGATAAAATCAGTGACGACGGGAAAAACGTTTGCCGTGGAACCGACCGTAATCGCCGACGTAGAAGTTCCGTTTAGAATCAAAGGGGTGCCAACATTCTCCATCACCACGGGCAGAATCGTCGAAGTAAACACGATACTCTGGACAGGATTCATCAAGGATGCAGTTTGGTTATCTTGATAGACTTGAATTGCCGTATACTGGGGAGTAATCACACCCGCTATACTGTATGAACTCACCACATACAATCCTGCCCCCGCATTGGTGTTAAACACGACATACGAGTAGTTATTACTTGCAGGAGTCACATTCGGATACTGATACGGGAACGAATCAAACAGTGTGGACATCGGTTGGTTGAAATACATATAAACGAATTGACCCGTGGTTTGTTGACCGAACGCGTTATTGTCAGCCGTAATAATGGCAGTGAGGTTCGATTGGTTCCACGACATACTCGGAGGTTGGTAAGCAAGAGAATTTGTTGTGCTACTCATTGGGAGACGAGCGCCTGTTCTTGCATAGAGTGCGCCGTTGAGTTGCCAGAACGCGTTAGACATTGCACGATTCACCATATTGATGAACGCTTCGTAGTTGTATACCCAGTAGTATTCACTCGTTACATCAGTGAGAGTCAAGGCTTGGGCATTTGCTGGATTCCATATAGGTGGATTCTGTGTCAAATCATTCGGAGCATAAACAACTGGTGCTGAACCAGTATACGTGACTCCACTAGAAACGTAGGACATAGTAACGGTATAGGGAGTTATGTTATAATTAGCACTACCTGATTGTAAATATCCGCCACTAAGAGCAGGATAAACGAGAAGGTTGGCACCGATTATTGCGAGGTTGGGAGCAGGACACACAACTGAAATTACACCTGCAAAACTTGCAATTTTGTAGACACCATTCCATTGAAGAGCATTCGTAACATAGATCGTGTCACCTACACTGAACACTGTTGATAGATCAGACATATTTGGCTGGGCAACGATATTGATCGTAATGTTTGTGCCATCAAATGACATTGAAAGAATATTAAAAAACGCATACGACATCGATATGGTTCCACCAGAAATCTGGTTTGCTACAGGAGGACTAGTAGCAGACGTTACGGGAACAATGCCACCCGCGTATGACGTGGGCGTTCCAGTAGCAGTTGAATTATACACACCGAGTTGAAGGATCTGGTTTACCACCTGGTTTGAAACAACACGGTAATACTGATTCTGAACACCGCTGGTTTCATAGGTAGAAGTAGTTAAACCACTAGACAATCCTAGGTAAACGACGGTTCCTACATTAACGAGAGGGTTCGTATAAAGATTGATGAACCCTCCACCAGAAGCAGAAAAGGATCCGTTCATTGATTGAACAGGGAATGATACTGTGCTAACCGCGTTCGGATTCAAATTGATCTGGGGGATAAAGACGGGTAGACTAGGGGTCTGAAGATTGAATCGGACGATACTCATAAAATAGTCTTGCGGAGACTTCAAAAAATAATTGGAACGGGTCTCTTTGTAATTGAATCGAACCGGTTGTGCAGGGAACGATGAATCATTGTTGATAATGTTCATATCGTAGTAGATGTGGAACGGTTGGATATCAGATTGTGATTTATTGAACCGCTGGACTGACATTTCCTTTATTATGATTAAACATAATAAAAAATTAATAAATTCGCTCCAATGATTTACTGAACCGTTCTTTCACGTATAGCAAGTGGGGGATTTCCTGTGATCGTATGGTCTCTATCTCGTCATCATACCCTCCTTGCTCGGCTAGGTGTTCGATTTCTCTAGTGAACAGGTGCAGTTGTTCGACCACGATCTTCAGGGCGTATTCCATTTTTTCTTTGTAATAGGGGTAAGGCATTTTGATTATGTATAAATGAAACTCTTTAAGTTAATAATTGCCGTATACATATTTACAGGTAATATAAGGTATCGGATAATCCGATTTTACACGTAAGTATCTCAAACTAATCTATTCAGACTTGTTTACCATATTAAAATGGGTGTTTTCCAATGAATAATTTCGAAATTATTCATTGGAAAACATATAGGATAATCCAGTAAAGTAGTAATCTAACGTTACTTGTTAGATTAATTGTGGTAAAGTGGCTATGTAAGTATCTATTTTAATATGGTAAAGTGTCATACCTGCGTTATTTCATTAATTTATTTAATCTTGATAATCAATTTTGGAACTAAAAAATAGGGAAAAGGGAAATCCAGATGCTGATTTGCAACCTTTTTTATTTTTGAAAAAAGATAGAAACGTTTTTCAGTTTTTAGAAAAGTTTGAATATCGATTGAGGATTTCCCTTTTCCCTAAAAATTTCCCTATTTTGGTTCACTGGGATCAACTGCTACAGAAGTCATTTCTACTGAGTTTTCTTCAGGTTTTCCTGAAGGGGATTCTTTGTCTACGATTGTGATTTCCAGTGTCTTATCGTGACATCCTGATCGAATGTAATAACGCTGTATGGTCTTGTAGACGATATACGATCCAACCGATATACCTGCACTTATTAGTGTCTGATTCGTCTCCATTTATAATAGAAAATATTATATCTTTCTCGATATAATATAATTTTTTTTATTGGATAGCAAGAACGTGACGGATTGCCCATACCTTTTCTAATTTACCTTCTATTTCTCTCATTATCTCGTTATCCACGAGGATATTCTTTCGGAATGAACACTTGCACATACGCGGAGACTTATGAGGACAATGACCGAGAAATGTCTTGACGAATGGCTCACCCATTACCAATCTCGTCATCATACGATCATACGAGTCATCCTCGACCACAATCTTGATGTATTTCGGGACACACGCAAACGTTTGAGACATTTGATTTGATTTATATATTGCGTTTCGTTTTAAATTCATTTTTTGCATTTTTTGAAAATCAATTTTATGTTTATGCAGATTCGCACCACAGGTTATACTCATCGTAAGAATACGTGAGTTTCTCTTTCACAATCATATATAACAAACAACGACTGTATTGACCGTTTTCCTGAGTAATGTTTCCCAGTGCTTCAGCCCCGAATGCGTTTTCGTTGATATAGAGACAGAGTGCCTTATGGATACCATATTCGTATACAAGTTTCTCCACGTCTCCAAGATATTCGGTCGTTACTGCATAGTCAATCTCTTCGTGAAGAACGTCAATCACTTTCTCTGTGTATTCTTCCAGAGTCATTTCTCCATCCTGTTCGCTCTGGATGCGACTGAAGAGTTCTTCTTTAATGTTGGAGACGAATTTGTAAAGGGATGATTCGGGTTGGACAGGCATTGTAGTTGAATAGATTGATGGTTTGGTTCGATTTTCATTTTTTGGATGTTGGAAATCAATTTTTATTTTTTGGATATGATTCCGTTCTGCCTCTCCTAATTTGTTAAACCACTCATCTACCTGTGTTTGTGTGATCTCTACACCGTCAAAGACGATTCGATCTTGGTCAGACATTCTATTGGAATATACGTGTATAATTTCTCGGGGTCGTTATGACCTGATCGGAAACGACGAAAGAGTTTCGTCTCAAATGTATCAAATAGGGTCTTGTTATACCGAATGTAATAGTCGCCGTCTGTGAAATGAAATAAAAAGACTTGTGCTTTGGGATGATCCTGTTTGATCTTATCCGCACCAATGCACGTCGTGGGGTATTTCTTGTATGTATTGTTCCTCGATTTCAATTCATACGAGGCTATTGTCCCTTCATAATCATAGGGAGCGAACTTTCCTGGTGTTTCCTTTAAGTCGTCTTTAAAATATTCTTCAAAGATGGACAAGAGTTTGGATTGACAAGCGAGACCGAATTCATAATCACGGCGGAATGCCATTTTATCTTACCGTAGATAATAAAAAAAGTTTTTTACGAGATATTTATTTCTTGATATAATCTTTTTGTTGTGACACCGAGTGTCCCATCATCTCTGCATCTGTCTTTTGTTCTTCATTGGTATCACCGTATTTTGCTGTTAGATAGATGTGACGTAACATACTCGATCCCACTTTCTTTCCAAATACCTTGTTGAGAACACGCGTAATGCTGTTGACTTGATCGAGAGGTTTACCATCATAATATACCAAAAAAGGAACACCCGTGAACTTCTTGGTAATCTTTCCTTTGATAAGGGGATGGAACTTGATGTAGATATCCAATACGGCTTTTAATTCCTGAGGGATATCAATCGAAATCTGACCCTCTTTCTTTGCAGTTTTGTAGCGATTAAACAAGAATCGGTTGTGTTCGAGATCCAGATAGTTGGTATCCGTTGGACTCGTTTCTGAGGCAGATCTGACAATCTGAGTGTGTTGGTATTCATTTCTGCGTGGTGGAAGTAAGACATACAAAGACAGAACTACAAATTGAAGCAGAATGTTATACTGAGACTCAGTCAGATCTTTCTTGAACGAATCTACCTTTTCTTTGAGTGCATTCCAATGCGACTTGACTTCCTCTTGAGTCAGCCAGTTCTTTTCCTGTGTATCTGTCTTTTCATTACTGCCTTCCACCGCTTTCAATTCCTTGTTCTTCTCCATCATCAACTTGAAGTAATCGTCATATAACTTTTGTTTGGGTTTGGTCGATTTATCCAGAGAAAGAACAGAGGTAATGGAAATCAGATAACCCCGTTTGGTGTTCTCTTTGTATTTCGTCAGTTTACCCGTAATCTTTTCTACGTCTTTGAGAAAGTTCAGATTCTTCAGAGGTGCATTATCATTCAGTTTTTCGAGATTACGGAGATATAATTTAACAGAACTCTCGGCGAGTTTCTTTTCGTTGAGCAATTTGTGTTCCAGATCTTTCTTGAACTGAGTTTCCATCCTTTCTTACTGTAAAGATAATAAAAATTTATTTACGTTTCGTAAATAAAATCTTATCGTGTTGTAAAATGAAACCACTTGACTACACATACCTGACTAAAAATAACGATCGTAAGGACGGATTGGTTCCCCCACCCGTTAGTATCCCTACGATCGTTACTCCTAGTAATTCCCCCGTGAACAAGGTTATTCCTGTTGTCCTTTGTAATATCCGCAATGACGGCACTCCTCACTTTCCAAGTAATCCAAATTGCACTTCGCACAAGTCATAACGCGACCCGTTTCTTCTTCGTCTTCGTTGAATACTGAAAAGTCCATTTCACCACATTTCTTACAACATTCCTTACCTTCGTCGAACCACGTATAACATTCGTCACACGTATCGGCACTAGTCAACGGGTGTTCTTTCGCTACACACCGAGGACTCAATAAACCATTCTCTTGAAGAAACCAGAACACGTCCAGATCAAGATTTCGCTTCTCACCGTTGCTCATTGTAGATAGTATTACTTACTTCAACGTTTACTTTTCATTTTTTTCGATTCAATTTTTTATTTTTGAAAATTAGGGAAAAGGGAAATCCAGATGTAAATTTGCAACTTTTTTTATTTTTAAAATTCATAGAAAACTTTTTCAGTTTTTCAAAAAGTTTGAGAATCGACCGAGGATTT